GGCGCGAACGTCGCCGATTATCTATTTCACATTCCAAACGGCGGCAAGCGAGGAAAGCGCGAGGGGGCCAGGTTTAAGCGTATGGGCGTTAAACGCGGCGTAAGCGACCTTTTTCTACCAGTACCGCTACATGGTCATTGCGGCCTATGGATCGAGTTAAAAGCGCCATACCGAGACAGCAAGGACAAGAACCGACCGACTAAAGAGCAGCGCGAATGGCTCGAAAAGATGGATAAAGCCGGCTACATAACCGCCGTTTGCTACGGCTGGCTACAAGCTAAAGAAATCATTAAACGCTACCTAGAAGACAAGCTATGAACATAGATAACTACGAACCACAAAGCGTATGGGAACGCGACCTAGCCTATTACATTGGCTTGAAAGCATTACTACGACTAGAACGAGAATTCGGCGGCCAGTATATCTACATTCGCGCCAATGAGCCGGACAAAAACCTATGTTTTGCCATAGGCCCCGAAGCGGCCCAGGAACTAACCAGGCATTTCGGCGGTTCAGACATTTACGTACCCAGGGTAACGCTTATTCAAATTCGCAACGACGAAATAAAACGTGTGCGTAATACGGGTAAAACCATTCACGAACTAGCGGCAAAATTCCGGCTATCGACTCACCAAATAAGAAAAATAATAAAACAGAGAAGATATGAGCCAAACACAGACACCAGCCACGCCGTGGGTTAATGGAATCATAGCCGTATCAATGCCGTTAGTTATAGCGGCAATTACCGGCCTTACTACTTGGTTAATGAAGCTTGACGAAAGACAGTACGCCATTAACCAAAACTACGTTAGTAAGGCCGAGTTAAAACAAACCATTCAAAACTTTTCGCAGCTAATCGAAGCCAGGCGAAAACAGCAAGAAGAATCAGACAACAAGATCCTAGAAGAAGTAAGGAACACGAACGACGCGGTACAGCAGCTAGCTATCACGCTAGAAAGGAGAACCCGAGTTGAAAAGTAAATTCCATTACGGCCTAGAAAGCATCCAACACGCCTACGAACTAGCCCACAAGGTATGCCAGGTAATCGGCTACGGTAACAACCAGGTAGCCCCAGCGTTACTACTTGAAACCGCATGTGCAGAAACGCAACTAGGCCAATACGCCGACCGTTACGCGCCCGAGGGGTTCGGCCTACACCAGTTCGACACAATCGGCCTAGTAGACGTACAGCAGCGCACCAGGCGAAAAGACCGTTTCACGATCCAGAATAGCCTAGGCGTAGACATTCTACAGGTAACACCCGAGAGCATAAGCCGCGACCCTCTAGAATCTTTTATCTTTTGCCGGCTCAAGTACAAGTTTCGCCCCGAAGAAATACCCGACGACATAGTAAGCCGCGCCGTTTACTGGAAACGCTTTTACAACACCCACGCAGGCAAGGGAACGGTCGAACACTACCTAGATAGTGCCGAACGCATACTTTACCCGCACCACAACAACCAAGAACAAGAGGTACCGCATAAATGCCGACTCTATTAACAATCCTATTAGCAGCGCTTAAAGAAATTCTATTAGCACTAGTCGCCCAGGTAGCCTGGAAAGCTATTGCAGAGCGCTTTATTACCCGCGCCGTAATTTGGGGCCTTAAAAAGCTTCGCGATTACTCAACTAACGACGTAGTAGACGAAACCCTAACCGACATTATCACCAGTCTAAGCGGTAAACGGCTACACGTTATCGACAACGAAATAACGAAGTAAGACCACACCAGGCGGCCACAGTGTCGCCTTTCCTACCTAATAACAGCAATAAAGAGGAATCCATGAGTATAGCGAACTGGGAAAGCCGCATAATCGAAAGCGCAATGGTTGACGCCGAAACCATACTAGCCAACCCGCAAAACTTCCGTAAGCATCCTAAGCACCAGAAAGAAGCGCTAGCCGGCGTTCTAAATGAAATCGGATGGATCCAGGACGTTATAGTAAACAGAACAACCGGCCACCTAATCGACGGCCACCTACGCGTAGAACTAGCAGCGAAAGACGGCGGCCAGGTACCCGTTAAATACGTCGAACTTACCGAGAAAGAAGAAAAGATAGCCCTAGCGAGTATCGACCCAATCAGCGCACTAGCAGAACAAGACCAGGACATGCTAGACGACCTAATCGAACAGATTGGTACCGTAGAAGACGACGACCTAAGCGAGTTCCTAGACAGCCTATTAAGCGAAGACGAGCAAGAGCCAGAGAGCCCCGAGGAACTAGCAGAGCAAGCCAGGGAAACACTAGCCGAACGCTTCATAGTACCGCCGTTTTCCGTATTGGACTCTAAACAGGGCTATTGGCAAGAGCGCAAACGCGCATGGCAAAGCCTAGGCATTAAAAGCGAACTAGGCCGCAAGGAAGATATGATTTTTTCCGTTAGTAGCCAGCCGCCGCACGTATACGACTTTAAAAAAGCCGTCGAAAAGGACATAGGCCAAACGCTTTCATGGAAAGAATTTGCAGAACGGTACCCCGAAGAAGTCAGCCTAACAGGTACCAGCATATTCGACCCCGTTCTAACAGAGGTTTTATATTCTTGGTTTTGCCCCCAGGGCGGTAGCATATTGGATCCATTCGCCGGCGGTAGCGTTCGCGGCGTAGTAGCCGGCTTTATGGGGTACCACTACACCGGCGTAGAATTACGCGAAGAACAGGTAACAGCTAATAAACGCCAGGGCCATACGATATTAGGCGAACATGCAACCGCCGAATGGATAAACGCAGACAGCCGAAACATACCCGACGTAATCGACCAGGACGAGCAATTCGACTTTTTATTCTCTTGCCCCCCGTATGCAGACCTAGAAGTATACAGCGACGACCCGAACGATATTAGTACGCTAGGCTACCCCGAGTTTGTAGAAGCCTATAGCGACATTATCAAGAAAGCCTGCGACAAGTTAAAAGACGACAGTTTCGCGGTATTCGTAGTAGGCGAAGTTCGCAGCAAAAAGGGCAACTACTACGGGTTCGTACAAGACACCATAGCCGCGTTCGAAGCCGCCGGCCTAAGCTATTACAACGAAGTTATTTTACTAACCAGTATCGCCAGTAATGCGCTTCGAGCATCCGGCCAGTTCACCAAATCGCGCAAGCTATCAAAGGTTCATCAGAACGCGCTTGTATTCGCGAAAGGCGCACCCGTACCACAGGCAATCGCCGGCCTATCTAATGCCATTACCGACCATTTCAACGAATACCGGCACGTATTCAAAGCCTACGAAAACGTAATGGTTTTTTGTAAAGGCGACCCCAAGCAAGCTACGGCCAAAATCGGCGACCCGATAACGCTAGACGTAGACGACCTAATAACGGAGACAATGAACGGTGAATAAAACGCAAAGGGCGCAGAACATAAGCGCAGCCGAAGCGAAGCCGCGCATTATCGAGATGCGAAAACAAGGCTTTAGCATACGGCAAATAGCCAAGCAGCTAGAAAAAAGCGTCGGCTGGGTACACAAGCACGAAAAGAAAGCCCTAGAGGAACTAGCCGAAGAAACCAGGGAGCAAACCCAGGAATACAAAGCCCTACAGGTAGCCAGGTACGAAAGTATGCTTTTGTACCTACAGCCCCAGGTTAAAAAGGGAAACCCCAAGGCCATAGGCGAAGCCAGGCGAATACTAGATAGCCTTTCGAAGCTACTAGGAGCGAACGCGCCGGTTAAGTTGGCAGCAACAGACACCGACGGCGAAGACGTAGAAACGGGCGGTATTTTTGTGGTACCAGCAGTAGCGGGATCAGTTGACGAATGGCTGCAACAGTACAGCAAGAACGAGCAATAGCATGGCGGCCCCAGCGAGGGCCCCAGGAAGCACTTTTAGCTTGCCCCATTGAAGACATACTTTACGGCGGTTCGCGAGGGGGCGGCAAAACCGACGGCTTTTTGGGGAAGTGGGGCCAACGGTACCAGCTTTACGGCGCAGGCTTGCGAGGTATCTTTGTACGCCGTACCTACGACGAACTAGACGAAGTAGTAGCGCGTAGCCTAGAAATTTACCCGCATATTGGGGGCGAATGGCTAGCCGGAAAACGAACTTGGCATTTCCCAGGCGGCGCACGTTTGAAAATGCGTTCACTAGAGCGCGACCAGGACGCGGCCAAGTACCAGGGCCACAGCTACACCGACGTTTACATAGACGAAGCGGGGAACTTTCCCGACCCAGGCCCGATAAACAAGCTACGCGCTACACTACGTAACCCCCACGGCATACCAAGCACGTTCAATTTATCCGCTAACCCAGGCGGCCCCGGTCACGAATGGCTAAAGAAACGTTACTTTGATCCAGCGCCCCAGGGTTTTACGCCGATTATCGACGACGTAACCGGCGAAGCCCGAATATACATACCGAGCCGGCTAGAAGATAACCACATTTTAATGGAAACCGACCCGAACTACCGAAAGCGTATTATGCAATCGGGGCCGAGTTGGCTAGTACAAGCCTGGTTAAAAGGCGATTGGAACGCCACACCAGAGGGCGGTTTAATCAAAGCGAAATGGTTTAAGAAGTACGACAAGCCGCCTACGGAATTTTTACGGGTAGTTATCAGCCTAGATACAGCTTACAAAGCAGAACAACACAACGACCCGAGCGTAGCGACGGTATGGGGGGAAACGGCCCAGGGTTACTACTTACTTTACGTATGGCGCGACCGCGTAGAGTACCCCGAACTAAAACGCGTTCTAGCGAACCTTTACTACAAATGGAACGCCGACGCGATATTGATCGAGGATAAAGCCAGCGGCCAATCGTTAATACAAGAAGCCAGGAGCGGGATCGTAATTGAGGGCTTACCAAAGCTAGTAAATCTACCGATTGTTCCCGTAGACCCGAAAGGCGTTAACAAGGTAGACCGACTAATCGCCGTAAGTTCGCAGTTTGAAGCGGGGCTAGTACACCTACCATACGCCGCCCCCTGGCTACTCGATTTCGAAATCGAATTAACAACGTTTCCACTAGCACCACACGACGACCAGGTAGACAGTACAAGCCAGTTTTTGAAATGGGTTAACGAACGAAACGTAAACATTGCCTACGCAAGCACAAGCGGAAGACAACGAGAACAACAGCAACAGCAACACAGCAGCGGCGAACAGGTGCGGGTATCTAACCGAAGTCGCGGAAATTATAGAGGT